AAGAACATTTGCATGTTGTATCTGGTAATCGTGCAAGAGAATACGAAAAACAAAAAAAGACCATAAATATAATAAGAACATTATTAAACAGATATTCAAAAAAACAATTAATTGAAATTATAGAAAAGGAGAGTAAAAATCATGTCAGATAATAATACACTATTTGCACCAGAAGAACTAGAAACTGATTGGCAAAAAGAATGGCAAAATATGCCAGAATTTTACCAACTAAAACAAGAACCTTATGCAAATATTAACATAAGATTTAGAAATAAAGAAGATTTAGAAGAATTTGCAAAATTAATAGATCAAAATTTAAATAATAAAACTAAATCAATTTGGTACCCTAAATTAGAAGCTAAGAAATTATTTAAAACAAGGTGGGTAGATGAATCCTAAATATCCTGTTTATATTATTTCAAAAGGTCGTTGGCAATCTCGTTTAACATCTAAATCGCTAGAAAGAATGAAAGTGCCATATCATATTGTTGTTGAACCACAAGAATACGATAATTATGCTAATGAAATTGATAAAGATAAAATTTTTACTTTACCATTCTCAAACTTAGGTCAAGGAAGTATACCAGCAAGAAATTGGGTTTGGGAACACTCAATATCAATTGGTGCTAAAAAACATTGGATTCTTGATGATAATATTTATGATTTTTATAGATTAAATAGAAATTCAAGAAATATAGTTCAAACAGGAACAATATTTAAATGTTGTGAAGATTTTACAGATCGCTACGAAAATGTAAAAATTTCTGGATTGAATTATCGTTTTTTTATGATTCCTACTGAAAAACACCCACCATATTATTTAAATACTAGAGTTTATTCATGTATTTTAATTGATAATGAACTAAAACATAGATGGAGAGGTAGATATAATGAAGATACTGATTTATGTATTAGAGTTCTAAAAGATGGTTATTGTACAATCTTATTTAATGCTTTTTTACAAGAAAAAGCGGCTACAATGACTTTAAAAGGTGGGAATACTGATGAATTGTACAAAGATGATGGTAGATTAAAAATGGCTCAATCTTTAGTAGATCAACACCCAGATATTTGTACAGTATCATGGAAATTCGGTCGTTATCAACATCATGTTAATTATGATGGTTTTAAAAGAAATAAGCTAAAGTTAAAACACAATTATAAAATAAAAAAAGGTATTAACAATTACGGTATGATTTTAAAGGAGTTAAGCATATGATTACAAGAAAATCTGGCTATTTTTTAGTTTATAGAGATATTTATAAGCATAAAGCATTTAAAAACATTATAGAAGCATCAGTTTGGTTGTATATGATAAGTTCAGCAACACACCAAGATAAAACATTAAATTTTTTTGATAATCCAGTATTTTTAAAAAGATCAGAAATGATATTTCCAATTAGAAAAACAGCATCAATTTTTAAAATGACTTATTCAGAAATGCGTAGTTTCTTGTTAAAGTTGAAAAGAAAAAAGATGATTAACACAAGATTGGCTCACTTACAGCCCACTAACAATCACAAGTATAGATCTGTTACCGTAATCAGTATTGAAAACTATGACAAATTTCAGTATGTGGAAACCGAGCAATCACTTACAACCCACTTATCGCCTGTTACTAATAAACAAACTAATACACATACTAATATACTCACAGAAAAAATTAAAAAGTCTAGCAAGAGTGATTTTAAGAAAGTAGGAGAATGGAACAACCACGATATTTTGCAAAAAAATGGAAAAAAATATTTAAAACATAAATGGAAGAATGAGCCTTTGAAAGAATATCAATGAAATCTATCCTGAGAATATTTAGATATTGTAGAAAGAGAATAATTGCATTAAGTATACAAAATCGAGTTTTAAAAACACAACTAGAATATTATCGTGCTATAATAGAATCTGATAGTCAAAAAAAACATTAAATGGTTAAAAAAAAGTCAAAATTTCGTCATATTTCAATAAATAAACAAAAATATTACTTTTATGAAATAAAATGGTTAGATATTCTTGGAGATAGTGGTCATGCTAGTTTTAATGAATTTGAAAAAATGAAACCTGCTGTAATGATTACTAACGCATATTTATTTAAAAAAGACAAAAAATATCTATGGACATTTGCTAGTTATGATGAAAATGAAGAGAGTTTTAGTGATAGAAATATCATTCCTATTGGTTGCGTTAAAGAGATGAAAAAGATAGAAATATAACAATATGAAAAGCGACAAAAATATGTCAAAAAACACAATTAAGACAAAATCTATAGGAAGACCAAAAAAAGAATTAGATGTAAATATTATTGCAAATCTTAGTCAAATTGGTTGTACACAAGAGGAAATAAGTTCAGTTATAGGCACATCTGCAAGAACTTTACAAAGAAGATATGCAGATTTAATTCAAGAAAATAAAAATAAAGGAAAAGCTAGTTTAAGAAAGAAGATGTGGGAAAAAGCACTTAAAGGTAACGAAAAACTACTTATCTGGCTTTCTAAAAACGAATTAAATATGCGAGATAAAATTGAGACTCAGAGTATTGTTGAACCTTTACCATTAATCATAGATGCAAAGGCAGAAGAAGTAATAGATGGCGAAGAAAAAAGGTAATCTATTTGGTGCAACTGTTGAATATACTAAAACTGAAAAAGGAACCTCTATTGGTAGAAAACCAATTACATCAACTATGAACAAGAACAAAAGGAGACAACGTGGAAAAGGAAAATATCGTGGACAAGGAAAATAAACAATTTGAACAAGTAAAAGCTGAGTTAGAACTTGTAAAGAAACAAAGAGATATTGCACTTGGAAAACTAAATAAAACTCTTAACTGCATAACAGAATTAAGAAAGATTATAGAAGATGCTCAAAAGAGGTAACTTTTACCCTGATGGAACATTTATTCCATATCAAATGCCTAATGATTTTAGAAAATCTGTAGGTAAAGAAGCCTGTGGAAACTGTGGTATGTTTAGCGAAAGAAGATCATTTTGTGGTGTATTCCAAACTGTAGGTGTCAAAGATAACTTTGTTTGTGGTAAGTGGCGACAAAGATTCTTTAAAAGATAATCAAAATGTGCTATTAGCCTTACATGGCTAAATACAAAGGTAGAACTGTTGAATTAAATAAACCATCTCGTGGAGATGTTAAGAAATTTAAAGTATTTGTAAGAGATAAATCTACAGGCAGAGTTAAGAAAATTAATTTTGGTAGTAAGACAATGACTATCAAAAAGAATATACCAGCTAGGCAACGTAGTTTCTTTTCTAGATTTAGACCCATATTGGCTAAAGTAAAAGGACAAAAGAATTTATCTCCAGCTTATTGGGCGATACAATCTTGGAAAAAAGGTTTTAGAATATGATTGATAGAATTGCATTTGCTATATTTGGTTTCTTCGATAAGGTAGGAGAGATAATAGACAAACTGTTTCAAGATAAAAAAAAGAAGAAAAAATAATTTATGGGTAGGACAATGAACTATTACTTTACAGGGATATTGATATTAGGTTTTGTATTACTTGCTTTCTGTGTGAGGCCAATGTGAGTAACAAACCATTAACAATTTCTGAAGAAGCTAAAGTTTCAATGCCTATGAAGACAGTAGCCTCGCTAATCACAATGGTAGCGATTGGCACTTGGGCTTACTTTGGTGTGATAGAAAAACAAAATAAAATATCAACAAGATTAGAATTGATGGAAAAAGATTTGACAGAGAATACAGATTTTAGAATCAAATGGCCTAGAGGACAATTAGGTTCTTTACCAGCAGATAGTGAACAGTTTATGTTAATAGAAGATTTATATAAACAAGTTGAAAAGCTACAAGTGCAACAAGAGTCAGGTATGCACAATAAAGTAAATATTGAATTTCTACAAAAACAAGTAGAAAAACTTTTAGATGATGTAGAAAAATTAAAAGATGCAAATAGAGAGATAGTTTATAAAAATGGGAGTTATAATTGACCGAGTTAGTTGTAGCATTATTGATGTTTGTAAATGGAGAAATCAAGGAAGCAAGATTGCAAGTTGATGGTATGGCTCAATGCTTGCGTGGTAAAAGACAAGCTGAAAGACAGTATAACGAATCTGTATCTTATAAATGCTATAAGGGTTCTGCAGAGTTAGAGTTAAACATAGATGGAAGTAAAAGCATCAAGAAACTGATTTTAGAATGAAGTTTGTCTTAGCTTATACAATATGTTCAATGATGACAGGAATGTGTCATACAACTATGGTACACCCAGAAAGATTTAACACTTGGACAGAATGTGTTAAAGCTGGTGCAACACAAATCATTTATGTTACTAATAAATATCAAGAAAAATTTGAAGAACAAAAATTATACCTAACTTATTTCTGTAATGAAAATCACTCTAACAAAACCACAACTCAAAGTAAGTCAGAGCCAAGCAAGGTTCAGAGTTCTTATATCAGGTCGTAGATTTGGTAAAACATATTTAGCTGTTACAGAGATGATGAAATACGCATCTCAACCAAATAGAAAAATCTGGTATGTAGCACCTACATTTAAGATGGCAAAAGAGATTGTTTGGGGAACTTTAAAAGAAATGCTAAATCTATTTAATTGGATTGAAGATATAAACGAAACTACAATGACTATAACGATTAGAAAAACGAATAGTCAAATATCATTAAAAGGTGCAGATAACTACGATAGTCTTAGAGGTACAGGATTAGACTTTTTAATATTAGATGAATTTGCAGATATAGATAAACGTACTTGGTTTGAGGTCTTGAGAGCCTCTATTTCTGATCGTCTCGGCCATGTACTTATGTGCGGAACGCCAAAGGGATATGGTAATTGGTCTTATGAAATGTATCTCAAAGGAAAACAAGATGATGATTGGGAGTCTTTTCAATACACCACAATACAAGGTGGAATGGTTACAAAAGAAGAAATAGAACAAGCAAAACAAGACATAGATATTAGAACATTTAGACAAGAGTTTGAGGGTACATTTGAAAACTATGCTGGTGCTGTTTATTACAACTTCCACCCTGTAGATAATGTTGTTAAACGTCAGATAGATTGGACAAAACCTTTACATATTGGAATGGACTTTAACGTAGACCCAATGTCAGCTTGTGTAGGACAGATTGAAAAAGATAAAGTTTATTTTGTAGATGAAGTTATTATTTATGGCTCTAATACAGATGAAATGGTGCAAGAAATAAGAGATCGTTATGGAACTAAAATGCAAATCTTTATTTACCCTGACCCAGCTAGTAAACAACGTAAAACTTCTGCTGGTGGAAGAACAGATTTATCAATACTTCAGAACGCTGGTTTTAAAGTTAAGGTAAAACATAAACACCCAGCAATACGAGATAGGGTCAATGCTGTGAACAGTAGGCTCAAAGATTCAAATGGAGAAAGACATATTTTTGTTTCACAATCTTGCAAAACATTGATAAAAGGTTTACAAAGACAAATATACAAGGAGAATACAAATATTCCTGATAAGGAA